CCTTGGAGTATGTGGAATGGAAATCAATCTGGCAAATCGAAATGGCTAGGACATGACGAATTCAAGTACGACTCGATGCTCAAGGATGCAGTTGACGAACGCGAGAGATTGGCCAAGATGGGAATCAAAGGGGCGACTTTCTGGGTTGACACTCTAAAGGATGAGAGGAGACCACGTGAGAAAGTCATGGCAGGCAAGACGCGTGTTTTCGCCGCTGGACCTCAAGACTTCACACTTCTTTTTAGGAAGTACTTTCTTGGATTCATCGCGAACACGGAGGCAAACAGGATCGAAAACGAGATCTCTGTTGGGACCAATGTCTATTCTTTCGATTGGGCTCGTACTGCAGCAAAAGTGAGTCGAGTAGGTGACAAGGTGATTGCTGGTGACTTCAGTAATTACGATGGGACGCTACAACCTGCCATCTTGCAGGCTATACTAACGTGCGTCCAGGACTGGTATGATGACGACGAGGAGAACCAATTGGTCAGAAGAGTCTTGTGGAATGATATCGTAAATTCGATTCACATCTGCGAGGACAATGTGTACCAATGGACTCATTCGCAACCCAGTGGTTGTCCGATGACTGCTATCCTCAACTCCTGTTACAACTCTTTGTCGATGAGGTATGTTTATCTTCTCTGTGCTGAGAAGTACAGCCCTGAGATGGCGACGATGATGGACTTTGCGAACCATGTTTCTATGGTTTCGTACGGGGATGATAACATTATCAACGTCTCAGACACTATCTGTGAGTGGTTCAATCAGCTCACCATGGCAGAAGGATACAAAGAGATTGGAATGGAGTATACAGATGAAGCAAAATCGGGATCACTGGTGAGGTGGAGGAATATCAGTGAGATCGCCTATTTGAAGAGGACTTTTCGTTACGAGCCCCAACTGCGGAGACTTATCGCACCGTTGGCTGAGCAAACTTTGACCGATATGAGACTATGGATTAGGGGGACTTCAAATCCAGTTGAAAAGACACTGGAAAACTGCTTGAACGCTTGTTTTGAAGCATCTCTTCACGGAGAGGAGTTCTATAATAAGTTCGAGCGCGAGACAAGGTTTGCGTGTAATCTAGCCGGAGTCGGACCTTTTAGGCCTGGTTCCTGGTTGGAATGGATTGGACCAAGATTGACGAAAATGACTCTGATTACAGCAGCAGAGTCGTTGAATGACGCAAGAGCTGAAGCATGGGCTTTGGATGAAGATCAAATGAGAGAAGGATCTTCATGGTTGGACCTGTGTGAGGACGAAGGAACTAGCGTTCAACTAGGACTCGATGGAGGGGTATTTACCCTACTTGACTGCAAACCGCCATCCGAAATTATGGGTCGCAGTCCTCTCTGCAATCGTGGGGTGATAATCGCAAACCCACAGATGAAGAAAGTATCGATTAACAACAACGATAACTATAGAGACAACACGCCGGAGGAAAACAGGGATGACCCCTCCAGCGCTTTAGACACACAGTCATCCATTGCCCATCAGAGCAGAGCCTTCGAACAGAAGATTGTGGATAACAACAACTTGCAGCACGATCGGATGATGAACGCCATGAAGGACTCTCTTGCCAGACCCGTCATCTTAGCTACGGGCAAATTGACTTCAACAGCAACACGGTACTACAAGACGTCTGCGATTCTGTTTGAGCCAAGGAACAATAAGCTAATCAACAGCTATGCCTCCATGTCAGGGAG